AATTAAAATTGTACGCAAAAGGCCGAACGGAGCCCGGGCCAATAGTTACCCAAATTCGACAGAATGGTAAGCATAATTTGAAGCCCGCCAAAGCGTTCGACATTGCATTTAAAAAAAAGGACGGAACGCTTGACTGGAGCCCCGCCCTTTTTAAAAAGTTTGCCGCCATTGTGGCCATTCAGTACCCGGAGGTTCAATGGGGCGGTAATTGGCGAACGTTTAAAGACATGCCTCACTTTCAGGTTTAGAACCTGAGGTAAATCTCATTCCCTGTTAACTCGAAAAGTTCCTCACTTATTTGCCGTTGGCGTTTGGCGGCGTTGGCGTTGTTCATGTAAAGTAATTCATGTCGCTCTTTTCGGAGTTTGAGAATTTTTACAACGTGGGTAAAGTCATAAACAAAGGGTTTCATAACTCTCGATTTAAAATGTTTTGGGCGAGGTGGCGGGCCTGTTTAATGCCGTTTAAATAGTTCCGGAGCCCGTCGCTCATATTTACGTTTTGTTCTTTGTAACCTCCCAGAATGGAGTCGAGTTGTTCGACTAGCTCAAAAAGGCATCCCGTCGTTTTCGGCGTTTTCATTCTTTTCGGGTTTTGGGGTTAGATCGATTTCCTCAACTTTCAGGCTCAGGAATTTTTTACCATTCTTTGACTCTTTTACCCAGCCGACAACGTTCAACGTTTGGTTGCGCCATTTGAGCGAGCCGCGGTAATCGGGTTGGTTTGGTTGGGTTTTTTTCTCGTTTTTGAATAGGGAACCCTGGCCCTCTTTTTGTTCGAATGTACTCATTTGATTTATGGTTTTAAATTATAAATTTCCTCGTTTGTTAATTCGTAAAGCTCGGCCAAAATTGCCCACATGCGCGCGTTCTCTCTCATGCTCGGCCGGAGCGATCGCCGAACGGTTAAAATAAACAGCTCTTTTTTGAGCGCGTTTATATATTCTGTTTCCATTGGCGAACCTTTTGTTTATAGTGTTCGGTTAACTGTTTAATTTCCTCGAGCGAAAGTTTCAACGGATCATGACGGACGGCCATTAACCTGGAGGCGCGTTCGAACCCTATTCGCTCCGTTAATCTAGGGGCGTATTCTAACAGGTTTCCGTGTTTATGTTGGTTGCATTCCACACATTGCCCATGTACGTTATCCTCGTTAAACCTCAAGTTTGGATAAGAGCCGACCGAATAAAAATGGCCCGCATCATATTTCCCAACGAGGGGTTTCGCGCATGAAATACAGGGCTCTTTTTGATCGCGCAAGCGGATAAACTCGTTAAAAATCTTTTGTAGCTCTCGGCGATATTGGGAAACGCTTTTAATTTTTTCCCTCATGGCCTTAATTTCCCGCTTGCTCTTTTTTCGTTCAACTATTCGGCCCCATTCGATTAAACAGCTCGGCTTTGTGCATGTTGCCTGGAGCGTCGAATAAGTCGGCGTAAACGGTTGTTTACAGATTTTGCAACGCTTCATTTGAATAGTTGTAAAATGGTTTTGGGCGTTCTTTTCATTTGTGGGCCCCAGGCTCGCCATTTCTCGTTTACGGTGCCAACAAATTTCGATCGCCCGCTTTTCACATGAAACAGCTTGTTTTGAATGATCACATCAAACGAGCCGTCGGAGTTTTTATAAGTTTTCATTTTTTTTATTTTAATTGTCCCCATTGCTCGGCCATTGCTTTGGCTATGCCTGGGAATGTTTTGCTGCGAATTGTGCTGCGTTCCTCTTTTGTTTTAGCGTCTAGTAAAGCCTGGTAATACCACATTTGCTGTCTTTTCATTTTACCCGTTTTTTTACATACCCATTCTTTGTATTCATTAGATGTTGAGACATGCGTTATTTTGTCATTGAATAAATCGCGTTCTTTAAAATGTTGCAATGGAGGTAAATTTTTAAGCCACAAACAAGTTGATTTACTAAAGCCGTCACCGAAATAATGAGGTTGAATTATTTGATCGGGTTTCCGGTAATGCCTGCTCATTATTCCTATCGGGTTTTCTACGGCTATTCGTTTAATTGGCGCGTTTATCATGGCCATAAAAAAATCAATCCCTTGTTGTTGTCTTCCGTCCGCTCTTTTTTGTGCGAAGTGCATCGCGCCGCTAACAGTTAAATGAGTGCATGGCGGGAAAAAAATCCCCATATCCCAGCCCATGTTAATAACCTCAAAAATATCGGTTTGGTAATGCCATTCAGGATGTCCGCCGCTACATGGTAAAATGTCACAGCTAAAAGCCTCATGGCCCAACGATCGAAACTCTTTTGTTACGGCCTGACTTTCCTCGCAACCAACTAAAATTCTCATGCCGTCAATGATATAAAGAAACCAACGAGCCCACCGAATAGGGTTGCCATTACATCGCCATAGCCGAAGCGGTTGGTTTTGTGTTTATCGTAAAATTCTTTTGCCAGAGCCGCCGCGTAAACGCTAATTAAGGCGAACGCCGGAGCTAGTAATAAGGCGCTGAGCGCGTAAATGATAACGCCGTAAACAAAGTGATTTGCTTTGTCCTTTTCAAACATTGGTAATTTCATAATTCGAAATAATTTTGGGGTTGTACGTTTTGAATATCGGTGTAATGCATGGTTTCGGGGGTGAAATTTATGTTCACGAAACCAGTTCGCCCGTTTCGGTGTTTGGCAATTATAAACTCGGCGTTGTTTATTCCCGAATTTTTATCATAATAATCTTGCCTGTAAAGGAAGGAAACAACGTCGGCGTCCTGTTCGAGAGAGCCTGAGTCGCGCAAATCGGATAACATGGGCCGTTTGTCGCTTCGGGTTTCAAGTGATCGCGAGAGCTGAGCCAGGGCGATAACAGGAATGTTGTTTTCTTTGGCTATCAACTTAAGGCCGCGGCTAATGGCTGAAACTTCCTGTTCACGGTTGGCCGTTTTGCTTTTGGCCGCTGAAATCAGTTGGACGTAATCGATAAAAACAGCCTCAATTTTATGTTTTTCCCGGAGCGTTCGAATTCGGGTTTTAAGATCGTAAACGCTTAGCGCGGCGTTATCGTCAATAAATATCGGAAGGGCGTTTAATCTGTCAACGGTTTGATAGTATTTAACTTTTGTTTCTCGATCGAGCCGGTGTTTGGCTAGTTGCTCGGCATTTAACCCGCTGAGAATGGAGGCCATTCGGAAAACAATTTGAACGCGGGACATTTCCAGGCTGAAAAATGCGACGGGTTTGTTTTGCTGTGCCATGTTTAAAAGTACACTAATGGCGAATGAGGTTTTCCCCATGCCTGGGCGAGCGGCAATATAAACGAGGTCGCTTTTTTGGTGGCCTCCCAGAACGCCGTCAATGGCTCGAATTCCGGTTGGAATACCCGCGACGCCTGTTTTTTCTCTAGCTTCTATACTTTCGGACGTTTCGGGGGTAACGGTTGAAACGTGAGAACTTTGGCCTTTTAAGTTATCGCGAATGAGGTCGGTTAATTCAGCGCTGAATTGGTTGTAAATTTCAAATGGATCATTTTCGGGCGATAGAGCGAGCTCAGCAATACGGGCGGCGCTTTTGGCCAGTTCCCTTTTCAAAAACATTTCGGTTAATTGAAGGGCCCAAACCTCCAGGTTCGCCGTTGAGCTCACGCGGTTTGTCAATTCAGCAATGTATTGAGGCCCTCCGGCGCTTGTTAGTTCTTTTGATTTCCTGAGCGTTTGGGTAACTGTTAAAATATCAATGGGGAGGTTCTCACTTTTGAGTTTCAAAACAGCTTCCATTACAAGCTCATTACGTGGGTCAAAAAACTTTTTTGGGGTTAGGATACCCTCAACACGGTTTAACGCCTTAAAATCGAGTAAAACAGCCCCTAAAATGACTTTCTCGAGGTCGGTATCATTCGGCGGTAAAAAAGTCGTTAAACTCTGTGAGGTTTTGGTATGTTCGTTCATTTGTCAAATTTTGGTATTGTTGTCCCTCGTTTTGTTTTGTCTGGGCGAGTACCTCGAGCCAGCGCCCGCCTCTCATTTTTTGCCGCCAATTTTTCACGGGTTGGCCTTTTGCGTCGATCCAGTTCCCTTCGTTGTAATAGTTCCAGGCTTTGGTTCCTTGCTCAGCGGTTGAACCTTGTTCAGTAAACCATTGTTGGACTTCCTGAAGCGTTGGCGGTTCAAACTTTTTTTGTTTATTTTTTTTCTTTATATCATTATCCTTATCAGTATCATTATCATTACCATTATCATTACCATTATCGGTTACCATTGGCTTCGATTGGGTTCGAGTGGAACCCACTGGGTTCGATTGGGTTTCGTGTTTTAACTTGCTATTTTTTAACCCGTTCGCTCTGTTACGCTCAACAATCATTAAATACTTTTCATCGTCACGTTTAAAATGTTGAATGAATGGAGCCATTGCAATCGAAACCAATGGATCGAGTTGGGGCTCAATTCCTAATTGATAAGAACGAATGGCCTTAAATAATTGCCCAGCTTGTTCGTCGGTTAAAACATTGAGCACCTCGAGCGCGTCAATGTAAAGTAAAAAGGATTTTTTCATGTAAAAAATACGACTACCGCACGCAACGGCGACCCCTCGCTCGAATGAGCTTAAGCATTACGGCGGTAGTCTGTATTTAATTTTTTCATAAGGAAGTCGCGAGGCAATAATACTAAATTTCGGCGTACTCGGTTTTTTTTGCGAGTATTTTATAGCCGTGACTTTTCAACAATGAAATCGCTTCATCGATTTGCTTTTGCGTGGAGCTCAATTTTGGAGTTAGGAAAAAACCTAATTGTTGGTTCGGTTCTTTTGATTCCTCCAACGCCTTTTTGGCCTTTTGCATTTTGGCAATATCGACGGCGATCTGTTTGGCTGAGCAAACAACCGCTGGTAATGAATACTCGCTATTGTCGTTTTTTGTCAGGTGCCCGGATTGATACATGAACGAAAGCGTGGCGCTTATGGTTCCGTATGGCAATTCATGAAAGTAGGCGCAAAGGTCTTTTAATTTCGATTTCGGGTAATGTTTGAAATAGTTTTGGAATGACTCCAAACGTTTAAAATAACTCTGTTGGTTTTTCATAATAAAAAGGGTTTAAAAAAAGTTTACGAATTTTCTTTTTGTGAAAGTTGTGAAAGTTTAAAATTTCATCCAGTTGTGTAATATCTGGGCTTTGTATGAATGAGCCTTTTCCATTGCCTCGCATAAGTCGGCCGCCGCCTCAGGATCGAATAAAATAACCGTATGGTGTAACATTCGGTGTTCGGGTTGGCGTGGATCGTATGAAGCAAACACCCAGGCGGGCAAATTGAACGTTAACATGTTGCCCATTACTTGCCAATAGTAATCGGAGTTAACGCGTTTCAAGTCCTCAGCGGTTTCAACCTGTGAGTGTAAATAATGGTTAACCGAATTCCAGGGGCATTTTATTTCACAGCCAACCGGGCCGAATTCGGGGTGGATCATGAACGCGTCGGGCGAGCAACCAAAGTAATCATTGAATAATTTAAAAGAGGGTTTGAGTTCTGTCGATTCCTCGGGGCTCTGGAGGGAAATTTGAAGCTGTTTTAACGCGTGCTCTTCCCACTCGTTCCCCCAATCGATCGCCCTGGAGGTTGCCTCATTTGCGCTTTGGCCCGTTACGGTTTCCATTGCCTTTTCGTAAATGTATTTTTTGGCGGTTTCGGAAAGCTCGCCCGCTTCGATCGCGGCTTTCGTTTTGGGGTTGGTCATTAGTGCACTAATGCCGGAGCCGGTGAAACGTCCGAGGCGCATTTTGTCCCAGGCGCTCGAGTTCTGGGCCACCGTTAAAAGGTAGTCGTTTAAATAGGGGTTACTGCTCATTGGTTTTTTGGATTAAATCGTTTAATTGGTTTTTTTGTGCGGGGCTCATTACAGAGTCTAGAGAGCCAATGGCGGCGATTGCCTGAGGATCGCGGTTCATTATTCCAACCTCGAGTTTAGCAAACACGGCCTGAGGTAATTCGCCAATCTGGAGTTTATACGGTTGGTAATTGTCGGCGTTTTTCCTGTTAAGATCGCGGCCGAAGATTTTACCTAATGATTGAGCGGCATTTTTTACGCATTCACTTTTAAGTTTTGGAAATGCAAGATCGAGCGCGTTCGCTTTTTTGTTACTCGGGTTTAGCGCCCATTGGTTCCGTTCGGTTCCTGTTACGCCGTCGGGAACTTTATCGACCATAATAATAATCGAAGCGGCTCCGGTGCGGCGAATTTCGAAACCCGTAACAGGGTGCACAGCGACTAATTCAATGGAACCTTGAACCTCGTTAGCGATCGCGTTCCATTTAAAATTTTCGGTTCGCCATTGGCCAAAAAACAATTCGTCTAACGTCATTTCGATATGTGAAATAACAACGGTTTGGGCTTTTCGATCTGGAGTTGATTCGACGGCCAACTCGCTCGGAAGGGAATTGAGCCGGGTTTGGAATTTCTGGAGCGAGTCCAGGGTTTCGGGGGCTAGCGGGTAATTAACCATAATAGGGTAATGATGTTTAGAATGAGTAAAATTCGGAGTTCGGTTTTGACGTTTTCTTTTATCATAGCTTTTCGATCATT